GTGTGCGTAGGAATCAAAGTAGGTCATGCGGGGGTAGATCAAGTCGGACCGAATGTCCACGAACGCCGCAATCCAGTGCTCACCCGGTCCGTCGGAGGTGTCAGTGTTGAAGACAATCCCGATGCGCGTCTTGCCCTTCTTGGCCAACTTGTCCAGCCGCATAGAACACAGAGCGCTCACGATGCACTCTGACAATTCTGACTTCTTGTCAAAGTCAATCGGCACACAGCCCACAAAGTAGTAGCCGTCGAACAGCTTCATATACTGCCGTTCCACCTTGTCAATGTCATCGCTCGACAGCCAGTCCGTGCGCTTTGTGGCCCAGTCAGGAGGTGCGTTGGGAGGGGCCATCAAGGAGGACACGATACAAGAAGGTGTTCCCTCCGCGCATTTGGAATGAAGCCGTTGTTGGAGTTCAGACCACATCTTGGACGGGGATGCTTTGGCGACGGGAGTTTCCTTGCGATGGGTCTTATTGTAGACTTCGGCAAGACGCCGAATCTCGTTCGCGTCAAACAGCGAACCAACAGGCATTGTTAAAAACGGACGCTTTTAATCTTGCTAAACGAAAGACCACTATCATGGAGAACCTCACACCTGTCCTGAGCAAGTACATCCAGACCACGAAGCGCCTGACCGAGATGAATGCGGACATCGCCGAGGTCCGTGACATCAAGCGGACTCTGGAGCTGGATCTGGCCGCTGTCTACGCCACCAACACCCTCCCAGACAAGATTGAACTGCGTGAGTCCAAGATGACATTTGCGGTCAAGCGTCCGAACCAGTGGAAGAAGGGCTGGACGCTCTCCAAGAAGACCCTGGAGACGTATCTGCGTGACATCTTGGGCGAGAAGGGCCAAGAGGTCATGAAGGAGATTGTCCGTCGCCACGAGCCGACGCTGACGGAGGATGATTTCGGGTTCGAGTTGAAGTCGACGGATCATTGATGTATGGTCTTGGGTTTCTGACTCTTGAGGGTCTCTTCCATCTCCCGAAGGAGTTTGGACAGTTCATGGAGGTGTCGTTGGGCTTCCTTAGCGTTTTCATGTGGTAAGAATCCGTGTTGAATACGAGTGACTGCGCACGATAAGGTTTGCTGAGTCTGAAGCACGCGGTGAGCCAGCGTGCACAGATGCTTCACCATGAACGTGATATGCGTTAATGCCAGAAAATATGTTTAAGCCCGACGCGATCCACGACGGGACTTGAGGCCACGACGGCGCGACTTGCGACCACGGCGGCCTCCCATACTCGGGTAGAGGATGGCGAAGAACTTGTTCTTGTCCTCCTCGGAGGCAGTCTCCATCCACGTCTTGATTAACGATGCTTTATCTTGGGCCTTTCCGCGGCCGAGTTCTGCGTACCCAGGGACGAGTTCTCCAATCTTCTTTTCCTCTTGATATGCTTCCAAATTCAGCTTGCTTTCCTTTTCCATTTCGGGAGTAGAGCGAAGTGTGAGACGACCCGAGGGCGGCGGTTTGCTCACAGCGACATCCGCGGCAGGAAGAGGATCTCCAGCACCACCACGACGGACTGAACGAGTACGACGAGCCATTTACCATTACTCCAAGAAAGACTTCACAAGCCGTCGTCTTCTCGCTCCTTGAAGTAGTCCAGCAGTTTGGCCGCAACCGCCTTGTCGGTGAGTTCGAAGACTCCGCTCCAGTTGGGGCGGATGATGCGCTGGACGTCTGGGATCCCGTCGACGATTTGGTGTCGGTCCACATACTTGCGATTCTTGTGTGTTCCGTGCCAGAGGTGGTAGACCTTGCCTGAAGTGCAGGACATGGTGGGCTTTGGCATTCTGCGGTAGTCAGAGAACGAACGCACGAATGCGGGTTTGACATAACCCTTGGGGAACTCGACGCCCATCCACGCCGCCGTGCTCAAGGTGTCACCGCTACCCGTGATGCCGTACTCGTAGAACCCGTATTTCCTGAACCACGGCCGCTTGAACGCCCACGCGAACCCCGGGTGGTAGACGTGGTTATAGGTGGAGGCGCGATTCATGTAGACAACGGACGACCGTTCCAGCATCGCCTTGGTATAGGTCACATCCAGCCACACAGCCGAAGAGAAGGGCTGGACAATGTCGTGGGTGGCCAGCTGTTTGGAGGTGTCCGCATACCATGAGGAACTCGTGAACACCAGGTCCGCATCCATGAACATCACCTTGGAGTAGCGCCAGGGCATGCGGCGCTCCAGCAGACGGCACAACTGCTCCTTGTTGAACAGGACGTTCTTGGCCCAGACGTGGAAGGCGTCCACAATCTCCGGTTCCTCCTTGCCGTAGACCAATTCAAGCGTGAAGAATGGCAGCTTGGCACGCTTCAATTTTTCGACGGTATACAAATAGTTCATCAGCATCCGTTTGGACTTGGCTGGATTGAAGAACACCAATCCAATGGCCATGTCGCAGAGCAAGGGGGTGTCGTAGGTGCAGGTGGCTACATCCACGACAGTCTGTGTTTTCGGAGGCTCTTCGGGGATACCGGGCCCAAGATTGTATGCGAAAGAGAGTGCCTGGCCCATTACTGTCTCCCACGTAAAAAATGCCCGTTTCTCCTACTAGTTGAACACAATGAAGATCACCTTTATCGGTAACTGTCAGTTGGTTGCCCTCTGCTACTACGCGCAGCAGCTCACGGACGATGCCAGGTGGGTCTGCTATGGCAATGAGTTCCTGCCCTTTCTTGATTCGTGGAGCGACAAGTGCGTCGACAAGATCCTTCACCACGAAGGGGCGATTGCGCGCGTGCGAGAGAGTGACGTCATTGTGTATCAAGAGGTTGTTGGAACAAAGTCAACGTTCTGCAACGAGTGGACGCTCCAAGAGTTGAAGGCACCAGGTTGTATGCTCCTCAAGGTTCCGTCCATTCAATGGGACTATAACGACGTCGACATCGTCAAGGGCCTGCGCGACCGCGAAATCGCCAACCGCGTGGACATTACCGCATCCGACATGTTCGAGCGGTTCAGGGACACCAAACTCATGCTGGACATTTGCCACCCAACCACGTTCATGTTCCTTGAGATTGTTCGAGAGATCTGTACTCGAACGGGACTGAAGTTCTTCACCGACGAGCAGGTTGCCCGGTTTCTGGAGAATGAGAACCACATGGGTCTTCCCGTGCCGCCTGGAAAATGAATAAACCTAGCACAACTTGACAAACATAGCATGTACTCGCCCTACAACCCAGGCAATCGCGTCTTTACCGAGGCTGATATTCATCGTATCCTCCATCGCCATGGTCTTCCCCATTATCGTGTGACGCATCGCAAGGTGTTTCAGACGGCAATGGTCCACACGACCTATGTGCGCCGCTCTGAATACACCACGCCCGATGGACAACCTGCGGAGTTAGCGCCCTGCCCCCACGGAGTCATGCCGCTCCAGGATGAGAGTTACGAGTGTCTGGAGTTCGAGGGGGATTCCGTGCTGGGTGTGTGTATCGCCACCTACCTGCGGAAGCGCTACCCCGAGAAGAAGCAGGGTTTCTTGACCGACGCTCGCAAGGAACTGGTGAACAACGAACGGTTGGGTGAATTGTCCAAGACCATGGGTCTGAACCGGTTCTACGTGATTTCCCGCCACAATGAAGATTCGGTAGCCATTGACGGACGCAATAACGCCAAGAAGTTGGGGGATATCTTCGAGGCCTTCCTCGGGGCGTTATGGACAGATTGCGGCAATCGGTTTGCCGTCGTCTATGCATTTGTGACCACTGTGATGGAGACGTATCTGGACATTGATGAGATTGTGAACTCGGCCACGAACTTCAAGGACCTGTTCCAGAAGCACTGCCAGCGGGAGTTTCGCTGTACGCCCGTCTACGAGATGCGGTCCAACGACCCCAAGAAGAACGAGATCGTGGTGGCGGTGTTTGTCGAGGGCAAGGTCTACGGCATCGGAGCAGGAACCACGCGCAAGAAGGCCGAGCAAATGGCATGCCAGCAGGCACTCACAGCAGTCGGGGCAAGCCCTTCCGCTTAGGTGTCCGACGACCGCCTGTGGATTTACGCGAGTCGTCGATCACGACACGCTGCGCTGCTGAGGATTCACGCGAGTCGTCGATCACGACACGCTGCTCTGCTGGGGATTCAATCAAATTGCCCGATGAGTCAAGTCGAAATATCCCATCGCCTGTCTTGGGTTCCCTGAGTTCGATATCTTGAGGAGCCAAGCGCTTAATGCCAGGAGGAGCAGCGATACCTGACTTGGCCTCGGCTATCACATCAGCCGGTGACATCAGAATACCTTCAGGGGCTTTCTCATCAACGGACTCGTCTTTGGTTTTCGCTTGATCACCAACCTCCGCATCTTCCGCTTCGGGGAGTCCAATAATCTTTTCAGATGCTTCCTTGATTTCAGAGGGTAGAGTGTCGTCCAACACCAAGAACGCTTGATCCAGATTATTCTCAAGTTCGTTTGCATTCGCTTCGTCGACCTCTGCCCTGCCCTCCGCTGCGGCCGCTGCCTCTGCCCCTTGGGGAACATCAGGGACCGCGGCGTCCACGGGCTTCGTAGGGTTTCCGCGCGTCGGGTCACTGGCCAAGCCCGCGACATGCTTATTTGCGTATTCGTTCTCCTCTGCGACGGTCTTTCCACCGCATTGGTTCTCGGTTCCGCTTTTGGTAATGAATTTCCGAACAATCTTCTCTACTTCTTGCTTTGTTGCGTATCCTGCCGAGAGGTAACTCGTAATCTCTACTGCGGCCTTGCGTGCGTAGTAAAACGAGCTGTCGGCTTTGGCAGCATTGGAGATTCCCTTCAAGACCGACAAGATGTCGAATACGCGGGCAATCTGGTGGTAGTTTGTTTCGAATACGGGGTCGATGTACAACAAAGGTTCTGTCTTTGGGTCCCTGAGTTGTTCGTTGGTCACAATGCTTCCACTCTCAGTGTAGATGGGAAAGTCCCAATGACCAAGGAGCCAACTGCGTGCTAGTTTCCGACGGGATTCGATCGGCGTATTTGGTCCCGCGGCTGCGTCCAGCCATGCTTCGAACCGGTCCACGCTGCTCTGGGGCGGTTCCGTGTTCATAACATATATAGGCACATTCATCCCAAGTTTGTTGGTTATTATCTTCGGAGGGGGGAACGTCTCACCATACGCTTTCCGTATCTTCTTGAACATCCGTGCAATGTAAAAGTACTGCGAATAGCCTATGTGGTAATTCGGAAACCTAAATATATACATGAGTTCGTTGCGGAGGATACGCTTGTTATCGAAGAGTGGCCGCGAGACTTCGAATGGCGCGCCTATCTGCATTGGATCCCGAATCTTCATGCGCCCAACATCGTGAATGACGGGCTTGCCGTCGAACATCACCGCCATGTTTCTGCGGTGGAGGTCAAAGTGGATGATGCGACCATCAATCCGCAACAAAACCCGCAGGAGTGCGCACATGGCATCGCGCTGCGCCATAAGTCCCAAGTCGGCAACGTCCATCTTCTGTGTTCGGGTCACAAGGCCATACCATTTGAATCCACTGAACCTAATCGCAAGATCTGCGAGTTTCTTGGTCTTCTCATCAGACCCCTGGTTAACAACCATCGCGTAGGTGGTCGCCATGTCTGCGCGATAGATACCGTCCCCTGCCCACAGATTGAAGTGCATGGTCACAAAGGATTCATTGAAGGGTGGAGTCTTTCCATGGATCATGTCCTTCAACATGCGATGGATCGGAATTTCGCCGTCGCCCGAAGAGACCATGCGAACAACTGGATTGTATGTTTCGATCCACTTAGCGAGTTGAGCCTCCTTTGCTTTGCGGTCTTCGCCTACGGGCACGTAGAGAAGGGGAAATCCGTTCCATTCCTTGAGTGGCACGTTGTTGAACACGGGTGTATCCGCTCCCATCCACCTGAACACGCCGCCCGTTTGCGGGACCAGCTCCTTGGCGTAGAAGTTGTCACGCGTGTTCTTGTAGCCCTGCTTGACATAGAACGGAACCGCCGCCGGGAGGGCATCCAGCAGGACCCGTTTCTTGCCGTTGAGTGTCGCCATGGACTCGATGTACTTCAGCGTGTTGGCTCCGACGCCCTTGCCCCGCGTGGATTCGTGGGCACACAGCGCATCCAACTCGAGGTCGTCACCACTGAAGTTCACAATCGCGAATCCCTTGGCCTTTTCGATGGGAAGGTTACCGCGCGGGTGCTTGGCCCCCAGAATGTCCACTTGGGGCTTCTTGCCAAAGAAGAGAACCAAGGCGGCTGCGAAGGGGACCTTGGCTAGGTAATTGGCTTCGATGGTCTCACTCCCCTGCACTTTGCAGATGTTGCCCAGTGCCTCCGCCTGTCCGACGGGGAGTCCCATGATCCGCTCGGATTGTACGGGTGTCTTGATCGTGTCGTCCTTCACGTAGACAACGTGAGTCTTGTTCCGTTCGATGGTTTCGTTCCGCTGCTTGCGAGTGCGGCGACCCGCCTTTATCGGCTGAGTCTCGAGGATGTGCTTGCTACAGTTAACCTTCTTCAGTGTCCGCCCCTTGGTTTGGAGAACGGACTTGGTACAGACGGCAATCCCTCCTTGGTCAGGCGTGGATCCTGGACGGGCCTTCAGGGTCTTGCGGACCTTCTTCACGCATCGGCAGAACCTATCGACCTGCGGCTCCCTCATTGTTCAATCGCAGAAGAATATATCCTCGCAAAAGATAAACACAATGGGCGGTGGTCTTCTTCAGCTCGTTGCCTATGGAGCACAGGATGCCTACATCACGGGCAACCCCCACATCACCTTCTGGAAGGTCATGTACAAGCGTCACACCAATTTCGCCATGGAGGCCATGCGTGTCAACTTCACGGGCACGGCCCAGTATGGACAGCGCGTGGTGGCCATCGTGAACCGCAACGCCGACTTGATCTACCGCACCTACCTCGAGGTCACCCTGCCCGACACGACGGCCGTGGCGACGGGCAACACGAAGGACGTCTACTGGACACCGGGTGGCATGCGCCGCCTGGGCTTCCTCCTGTTGGAGAAGGTCGAGGTGGAGATTGGTGGCCAGATCATTGACCGTCACTATGGCGAGTGGTGGTACCTGTGGGAGTGCCTCACGGCCTCGATGAACCAGGTCAGCAAGGCCGACCAGCTCCTCGGCGGCCCCGTTGGCGGAACCAGGACAACCCTCACTATCTGCAACGGTCGCCCGCAGGTTCTCTATATCCCCTTCGGCTTCTGGTTCAACCGCAACCCGGGTCTGGCGCTGCCCCTCATTGCTCTCCAGTACCATGATGTCCACTTCAATGTGTGGTTCCGTAAGGCTACGGACCTGGTGACGACCTACAACACGTGGGACTCCACAGCCAATCCTCCGAGCAACACTGGCGGTGCCAACTGGCCCAGTATTTCGGCTGCCGCGTCGGCTCTTCCTCCGCCGAAGGATGCCGCCATCTACATTGACTACATCTACCTGGACACGGACGAGCGCCGCCGCTTCGCCCAGGACTCCCATGAGTACCTGATTGAGCAGCTCCAGTATTCCCTGCCGCAGACGGTCACGTCCGCCCAGGCTCGCCTGGACCTGACGCTGAACCACCCCATCAAGGAACTGGTGTGGCTCTTCCAGGATGCGCGCCGCCTGGACTGCTCGCTCCCGTCGGGTCTGCCCAACGACTTTTACTCAGCCAACCCGATCGGGCAGAACAGCCAGGGGGCGCCCGGGGCGTCGCTTGGCGGCTACACGCAGCCGTTCGCGTACGACGACATCGTCAACCGCTGCCGCATCCAGTTGAACGGACAGGATCGCTTCGATGAACGATTCGGTGACTACTTCTGGAAGGTCCAGCCCTACCAGCACCACACGGGCGGTGCCATGCCCCTCCTCAATGCGTTCGTCACGGAGGACAACACGGTGGGCGAGCGTGATAAGCTGGTTCAGGGAGCCGTCAACCCGATCAACGTCTACTCCTTCGCTCTCCAGCCCGAGGAGCACCAGCCGTCGGGCACCTGCAACTTCTCGCGCATCGACACGGCGACCCTGGTCTTCGACTCGGTCAAGGCGGGCGGCACGTCAGGCTTCCCGAGCAAGAGCACGCCCTTCGTGTTCCGTCTGTATGCGATCAACTACAACGTCTTCCGCGTCATGAGTGGCATGGGTGGCCTGGCGTACAGCAACTAAACTTGAGATTGAATAAATGCCGGACGTTCTTGGAGGGCCCAGGACAAAACCGACGCCAAATACTCAAGTGCTCGATACCGCGGTATCTGCTCTTGCCGCTGTCCGTGAGGCACAAAAGAACTATATCGCTAACCAGACCCCCGAGACCACTGCCGCACTGAGCAAGGCGTTGGCATCGTATAATGCTCTTCCGACGCTCACGGAGGCTCAGTTAACAGGGGGTCGGCGGCGTAAGACCCGCGCTCGTCGTGGCCGTCGTTACACCCGCCGTCGTTAAGCAACCTTTGTCCGTTTGTCCCACTCCGTAATATCCAGATTCGGCGTGCACCCACGAAGCCCTAGCGTCTGCTGGAGCATGACCGGCGCATCCTTTCCAATCCCCGGACACTTGACGTGATCGTAGCCTAAAATGTGGCCGATCTCATGCGAGACCATATACTGTCTGTAATTCTCCAGATCCTGCTGACTGCTTTGAGCCCCGCGTAACCATCGTAACGAGTTCAACCACATCTGACGACCACCCAGTTCTGCGCAGGACAGGTAGTCATCGCAGCCAATCTTGCGGAGAGACGCAGGAGTCGAGAGCCGAATCACAACCTCGGGATTGCGAGCAACCCGCTTGAACCGATAGCCATGTCCTTCCCATCCATTGGGGTCCGAGAGATAGATCTCGATAAGGTCAACGAACTCTTTGTTAGGAAACTCGACGTCGGGGTCAACCGAAGCCGTATAGGTAACGACCTTCATTGTCTTTGGAAACGGAAAGTTCCCAGAAGAGCATGGAGTGAGTGTCGCCATGAAGTGTCCACACTGTAAAAAGAAGAGCCACCTTGCGTTTGTCTGCGTCTGCGGCCTTGAGTTCTGTGTTAAGTGTAGGACCCCAGAGGTTCATACATGTGTAGTCAAGGAAGAGAAGAAGGTTGAGTTAGTCAGGGTCATTGCAGATAAGCTACCCGAGCGCATCTAGCCCTCCAGCGAAGGCATGTCCGAGTAGTCATCCATGTCCTCCAGCGGAGGCATCTGTGATAGCTGGTGTGTGTCCAGGGCACGCTTATCAATCGCATTGTAGAGAGCTGTCTGGAAGCGCTCAGACCACGCGACGGTCACATTTTCGCGCTCCAGCGTACAGGCCAGCGTCTGTCCCTCGGCCTCATTGATGAGAATCTCAAACTTGAACTGCTTGACGGCTCCGTTCGGGCCATCGGACCACGTGAGGGTTGCCACCTCCCAGCCCTCCTCGTTCGGAGGAAGGACCACGACAGCGGGGTTGGAGTTCATGAAGTTCAGCGCAGAGTGGATACACGTGAGGAGGGAGGTTGCCATGGTATCGAGATGGGGTAGGTTGCCCCAGCGCGGCCGAATCCGTTTTTGGCCTGTGGGGAGAATCGTTGAAAATGGATTCGTAAGGTCCAGACTATACTCTCCTCGGGCGTCTACCACAATACTCTCCCACCAACTCTCAACCTCCAACTCTTCCAACTTCCAACACTCTCCACTCTAAAATGTCTTCCCTCACTTGCACTCGCGAGCAGATCGAGCTGGCGCTGGATGCCATGTGGGACGACATGGCCTACAAGGGCTACAACACGATCGAGGATGTGAAGGCGCGCCTCGCCGCCACCATCTGGCCGCAGAAGCTGGCCGCGATCGTTGTCTACACGCCCCCTCACTCGGACACCGAGTCGGAGGGCGTGAAGCGCGGCCGCAAGAAGGGCCCGATGAGCCCTGAGGCCAAGGCCAAGATGGTCGCCAAGCGCAATGCAACCGTCTTGGCCAAGTCCAAGGCCGCTGACGCCGCACCCGCTGTGGTTGTGGTGGCGCCTGCTCCTGAGCCGGAGGCCAAGCCGCTGAAGGTCAAGGCCGAGAAGCCGGCGAAGCTGACCAAGGAGGAGCGCTCCGCGGCGGCCAAGGCGCGCTACCAGGCGCTCTCGGAGGAGGCCAAGGCGGCCATCCGCGACCGCATGGTCACGGCCCGCGCGGCCAACAAGGCAGCGAAGGCCAACATCCTCAAGGCCCGCGCGAACGCCAGCGAGGAGGACTAAACCCAAAAACCCATAAAACCCTTACCAACAAACCCAAAATCACAAATGAGGCAGAGGATCAACCGAAGGGCAACGATGGCGAGTAAGGCTAATTTCCCCCCGAGGTCCCTGAGCTGTAGCGTCCCGCCCCGCAGCGCTTCCGTCCGCACTAACCCC